AAGGCTTCTCACAATGCCCTCTATGAAGTTTTTAAAGAAAAGAGATACTANCCCCTTTGTGAAGTGTTCGAAGCTTTAGAGAGGAGGAGGTAAAGCCTTTATAAAGTNAATGAGAATGATTATCATTTACTTTTCAAGGCTGTATAAACTAGATGNGNATGNTTCTCACTTGGAAAACTTGGAAAACTTTATAAAGTTTCTAAACGAGAATGATTCTCATCTACACTTTGCAAAGTTTGTGAAGTTTCTAAATTAGAATGACTATCATTCACTTTGTAAAGTTTGTGAAATCAGCTAGTTGCGAATGATTATCATTATGAGAATGATTCTCATTTACAAAGTAAGGGGTAGGCAGGAGCCCCCTAGCCCCACCCCCCTATATATATAAATGTTATACATTTCTAGCTAGTTTGGATATTAACCAGCTGCCTAACTTTACAAAGTTTTATAGGGGATTAATATATGATTTTGAATAAACTTTGGTGGGGAGTTGTAAGACTAGATAGGGGCTATGTTATATATATAACCGGGGAGAACCTTACAATTCTATTGTACACATTATTTTCAATTTTGTCAAGTCTTTTGTAAAATAAAGTAAAAAACTTCATAAAGGGTTGACAAATATCTAATTCACTACTATAATAAAGACATGAACAATTACCTGACTGAAAAGAAAGACCGTGATCTTACTGAAAAGCAGGAAGCATTTTTAGGTCACCTCGTGGAAACAGGAGGAGACTTTAAAAAGTCAGCCGAACTTGCAGGATACTCCGGCAATCACTATCAAGTACTAAAGAGTTTAAAACAAGAAGTAGTCGATTTAGCCTCTAATGTTCTTGCAAGGGAAGCCCCTTTAGCAGCCTTTAAGATTATAGAGGTAATGAGATCAGATAAGCCTGTACCTCAAGCCAACTATAAGCTACAAGCTGCACAGACTATACTAGATCGTGTGGGGGTTAGTAAGACTGACAGGTTAGAAGTTAATCATAATGCTGGTAATGGCATATTTATTCTCCCTGAGAAAAAGGCGATTAACATTACAGAGGTTTCAGACGCTGAATATGAAGATATTTCTGACTGAGATAGAAGCCTATGGAAAAACATTTGCAGGTCCTAACATCATTGCTAGGACGATTGAAAAAGCAGAACAAGTTGCAGAACAGAACTACTTGGTTATTGTTGGTGAACTCGATAGTATTTATATTGATGATGCTGATACTGAACACGTAAACGTTATAGAAACAAAAGATAGAATATTACATTAATGCCAAAAACAAAATCAACAGTAAACGAAGCAGGTAACTATACAAAGCCTACCATGCGTAAGAGACTATTCAATAAAATTAAAGAAGGAACTAAAGGCGGTAAAGCTGGTCAGTGGTCTGCACGTAAAGCACAGATGTTAGCTAAAGAATACAAAGCTGCAGGTGGAGGATACAAATAATGGCACTTAAAAAATCTCAGACATCATTACTGAGCTGGGGAAAAGAAAACTGGGGAACCAAATCAGGTAAAAAGTCTAGTGAAACTGGAGAAAGATACTTACCTGAAGATGCACGAAATGCTTTAAGTGATTCCGAATACGCAGCAACTACCGCTAAGAAAAGAGCAGACACTGCTGACGGTAAACAGTTTTCTAAACAACCTAAGAAGATTGCAGAGAAGACAGCAGACTATAGAGATAAATACGCTAAAGGTGGTAAAGCTGACCCTAGATTAAAACGAGCAGGAGTTAGTGGTTACAACAAACCCAAGCGTACTCCTAATCATCCTACTAAGTCTCACGTTGTTGTGGCTAAGTCAGGAAGCAAAGTTAAACTCATTAGGTTTGGTCAACAAGGTGTTAGCGGTGCTGGTAAGAATCCTAGCTCAAGAAGCGAGAAAGCCAGACGTAAAAGCTTTAAAGCTAGACACGCTAAGAACATTTCTAAAGGAGTATTGTCCGCAGCTTACTGGGCAGATAAAGTCAAATGGTAAAGAAAACAAGTCAAGCTGTAGGTAGCGAACAAAAGCCTATGGTATTCAGAAACCACGTCTACAAGAAAAGTGACGGAGGTAAAGGAGCCAACCCCAGACCCGGCTTTTACACAGATGATTACAGAGATAACTGGGAAAGAATCTTTGGCAAAAAGGAGAACAAATGAAAACATTAACTAAATGGTTAGACAAAATTAAGAAAGCTTACTCAAAGCTTTTTAAAAAGTCTTTAAAAACTGTTAAGAAAACAAGGACTACACGCAAGAAAAAATGATCTTGCCTGAAGGTTACATTAAAAGAACAACCTCAACCATTCCTTTTGGATATGAGTTAGATGAGATCAGTGGATACTTAAGACCTATCCCAGAGCAGTTAGAAGCTCTCGAAGCTGTAGAAGATATGATTGTTAATGAAGAAGTATCTTTACAAGCTGGATGTGATTGGTTAGAATATAAGACAGATAGGAAGCTGTCTACACCGGGCTTAAAGAAACACATAGATAAAAAGTATGGAAAACGAAACGAAAGATTGGGAGTTGAATCCACATCTTTACTTGCAAGATGATGATGGAAACTTTGTCTTAAAGAAAGACGGAACTCCAAAAAAGAAAGCAGGTAGACCACAAACCACAACCGAGAAAGCTATCAAGGCTGCTCGTGCTACAGTAGGTCGTAAACAGCGTAACATTCAAAAGCTTGAAGCCAAGTTAAACAACGCTAGACAATCGTTTAAGAAACAAAAAGAAACCATTCAAAAACTTGACAAGACTGTAGAAGGTCCTGTCACAGAATCAGAACTAGATCATTTACCTAAAGCTATTAGAGATAATCTAGATAACCATCCAGTTTTATTCCACGCCAACGAAGGTCCACAGACAGACTTCCTAGCAGCCGGTGAAAAAGATGTACTGTACGGTGGAGCTGCTGGGGGTGGTAAGTCCTTTGCTATGATCGTAGACCCACTTCGTAACTGTCACAAGAAAGCACATAGAGCTTTAATCCTTAGACGGTCTATGCCAGAACTCAGAGAGATGATTGATAAGTCTAGAGAGTTATACCCACAAGCTTTTCCCGGGGCTAAGTTCAGAGAAGTTGAAAAACTTTGGAACTTTCCAAGCGGTGCAAAGGTTGAGTTTGGTTTCCTTGAAAGAGATGCAGACGTCTACAGATATCAAGGACAAGCTTATAGTTGGATAGGGTTTGATGAGATTACTCACTTACCCACAGAGTTTGCTTGGAACTATCTTGCTTCACGTCTAAGAACAACAGACCCTGAAATACAAACATACCTTCGCTGTACGGCTAATCCCGGTGGCGTAGGTGCACATTGGGTAAAGAAAAGATACATCCTTCCTAATAACTCTAACGAGAGTTTCTTAGGGATGGATGGGTTAACACGTAAGTTTATTCCAGCTAAGTTAGCAGATAATCCTTACCTAGCAAACGATGGTGTCTATGAGCAGATGCTTAAATCTTTACCACCGATTCAACGCAGACAACTGCTTGAAGGTAACTGGGAAGTAGCAGAAGGAGCAGCTTTTGTAGAGTTTGACCCCAAAGATCACATCATTACTCCTTTTGAACTCCCTGTACATTGGGAAAGAACTAAAGCAGTTGACTATGGATATGCTGCAGAATCCTGTTGTTTATGGGGAATTGTGGACGCAAATGACGGAACTTTGATAATTTATAGAGAATTATACAGAAAAGGCTTGACAGGAGAAGAATTAGGTGCTATAATAACAAGTATGGAGCTAGAAGACCCGATGTCGGTCTCTGGTGTATTAGATACTGCAGCTTGGGCAAGAACGGGTACAACCGGTCCAACTGTAGGAGAAGCCTTACAGAAAGCAGGTCACAAGTTAAGACGTGCTGATAAGAATAGAATACAAGGTAAGATTCAAATACACGAGTTCCTAAAGGTTAAAGAGAATGGTAGACCTAAGTTGCAAATATTTAATACTTGCCCAAACTTGATAAGGGAGCTACAAAGTATACCACTCTCTAAAACAAACCCAGAAGATGTGGATACTCACGCCTCTGACCATGCTTACGATGCCTTGAGGTATTTGATAATGAGCAGACCTAGAATGGAAAACCCATTCGAACGTATTAGAGGTTTAAAAAGAGAAATGTATTCGCCTTCTGATTCCACATTTGGATATTAGAGTTTATGGCAGAAGACAATACATTCTTAACAGCAGATAATCTATACGAAGAAACCGAAGGAGAAGCCGGTAAAACTTTAGCACTAGAGCTTGGTCAAAAACAAAATCTTGCTGGTGTTGTTAAAAATAGATTCCATCAAGCAGAAGACGCTAGACAAACAGACGAAACACGTTGGTTAAAAGCTTACTCAAATTATAGAGGGTTGTATAACAACTCAGTTAAGTTTAGAGATTCAGAGAAGTCTCGTATCTTTGTAAAGATTACAAAAACAAAAGTACTAGCAGCCTTTGGACAGTTAGTTGATGTTATTTTTGGCACAGGTAAATTTCCAATAGGTATTACCGAAACTAAAATACCCGAAGGTGAAGTAGCTAATGCTTACCTTGATACACAAGTAGGTGCACCCGGACTAGAAAGTACTATGGGTGGTGGAGAGTTACCAGATGATATTGGTAACAGAATAGATAATCCCTACGATGTTGGTTATGAAGGTGATGGAAAAGTTCTTAAACCGGGAGCTACTTTTCAAAAAGGTATCTTTGAAGATAGTTTAGAAAACAAAGTAGAAGACCAACTGGTTGAAGGTTTTAGTCCTATCCCTACAGCTTTAGAAATTTCTCCAGCTCAGAAAGCTGCGAGACGAATGGAAAAATTAATCCATGACCAGATAGATGAATCTAAAGGTTCATCAGAAATTAGAAATGCTCTTTTAGAATCTGCTCTGCTCGGCACAGGGATTGTAAAAGGACCATTTAACTTTAATAAGAAACTTCACAAATGGGACACCAATGAAGATGGTGAAAGAAGTTATAATCCTTTAGAAGTTAGAGTACCAAGAATTGAGTTTGTAAGTTGTTGGGATTTTTATCCCGACCCTTCAGCTACTAGTATTGAAGAATGTGAGTATGTTGTCCATCGTCACAAGATGAACAAGTCACAACTTAGACAACTTCGTAACATGCCTTACTTTGATGAAGATGCTATTAGAGCAACTTTACAAGAAGGACCAAACTACGAAGAAAAAGATTTTGAATCTCAACTTAGAGATGATGCTAGAGCTGACGAGTACGAATCAAACTTTGAAGTGCTTGAGTACTGGGGAATTATGGATGCAGAGTATGCACGTGAAGTAGGTATTGAACTTGATGAATCAATTGATGATTTAGATGAAGTTCAAATCAATGCGTGGGTGTGTGGTAATCAATTGCTAAGAGCAGTTGTTAATCCATTTACACCTTATAGATTACCTTACCACGCTTTCCCATACGAAAGAAACCCTTACAACTTCTTTGGAATTGGTGTAGCTGAGAACATGGATGATTCTCAACAGATTATGAATGGTCATGCACGTATGGCTGTAGATAACCTAGCAATGGCTGGATCATTAGTCTTTGATGTAGATGAGTCTGCCTTAGTAGGTGGACAATCAATGGAAATATATCCGGGTAAAATCTTTAGAAGACAAGCTGGAATGCCGGGACAAGCTATACATGGCTTGAAGTTCCCTAACACAGCACCAGAAAATATGATGATGTTTGACAAGTTTAGACAACTTGCAGACGAACAAACAGGAATACCTAGTTATTCTCACGGACAAACAGGCGTACAGAGTATGACAAGGACTGCATCAGGCATGTCTATGTTACTAGGTGCATCAAGTTTAAATGTTAAAACAGTTGTCAAAAACCTTGATGACTTTTTATTGAGACCTCTAGGGGAAGCATTCTTTCAATGGAACATGCAGTTCTTTGAAGGTGGGTTAGATGTCAAAGGTGATTTAGAAGTTAAAGCTACAGGAACTAATAGCTTGATGCAAAAAGAAGTACGAAGTCAAAGATTGACTATGTTCTTACAAACTGCACAAAACCCAACTATTGCTCCGTTTGTTAAGATTTCTAAACTTGTAAGTGAACTAGCCTATAGCTTAGACTTAGACCCAGATGAAATTCTGAACGACCCTGAAGAAGCAGCTATAATGGCACAAATAATAGGAATGCAAAATGCTGGACAAACAACTAGCCCTGAAGCTCAAAGCCCTAACGGGCAACCCGGTAATATGGGAAGCCTTGCAGGAACACCTGCTCAACCTCAAGACCTTGGACCTACAGGCACTGGCGGTGGCAACATCGGAATCGGAAATGTTCCGGCTGCAGGGGAGAGTGAATTCTCTGGTACGCCTAGAGCAACTGGACCTACAGGTTAAAGAAGCAATAACTAGAAAAGAGGAAATATGAAAGGTTTATTAAATGATGATCAAGTAAGAATGGGTTACGCTGCAGGTCCTTCAGAAGAAGAAGTAGAACAAATGGAAACAAGAAAGCATTTAAAAAAGGTTTTAGGTGATAAAACTGCAAACACTTTACTTACTTCAGATAAAGACTCTCCTGAATTTAAACAAGCTTTTGATAAAGCAGTAGTTGAAGAGGGCATGGGTCCTGACGGATTAGAGTTTGAACTTAATAAACTACGAGGCGAAACTCCTGCAATACCTAAAGATGATAATAGAATTATTAGAGCTGAAGGCGGTTCATTACTAGCAGACGATATGGTTATGGAAGAAGACATGCCAACACACACTATGCCAGACGGTACAGTGATGCCGGGTGCGACACACGAAGAAGATGAGATGATGGACGAAGCACCTGAAGAGAACATGGCTCCAGACGAAGAAATGGAAACCGACTATTTAGATTTTATACTTGACGAAGCATTATCAGAAGAAGAAGAAGATATGCTTATGTCAAGACTTGAACAAGATGAGGAACTTGCTATGCTTTTTGATAAAGTCATAGACGTTGCTCAAGAATTTGCTGGGTCTGGTCCTGTTGAAGGTCCGGGTTCAGGAGTCTCTGACAGTATACCCGCAAGGTTATCTGATGGAGAATTTGTCTTTACTGCAAAAGCTGTGGAAGAAATCGGAGCCGACAACTTAATGGCAATGATGAAAGAAGCAGAAATGAAAGCAGAAGAAAGACAAGGTTTAGCTGAAGGTGGACAGCCTGAAGAAGAGGAAACTGTTGTTGTTGGTGGGGATGTTAAACCATCACAACAAAATATTAATGTCACTAAGACTACTGTTGGTGCTCAAGCTTCACAGCAAGAGGAACAAGATTTGGTTGGCGATGAGATTAAAAAAGGAATGCTCTCTAACAGGAACTACGTTAGAAGCTAAACAAACTTAACCGATAAGGCTACCCTACAGTCATAGGCACCTTATCTTTTATTAACCGAAAGGCTACCTTTACAAACAAGCCCTCTAGTCGACATAGAGCTACCTTGTGAACGAAGCCCCCGTAGGAGAAGAATATGACTACTGAAGTACAAGAGGAAACTGCCAATCCTTATAATATGAATAAATCTTGGCATACTGACGATGAGAAAGACTTTGAAGATTCGAATGGTGTTTATTTTGATAAGCCCCAATCAAAACCTTCAAAAAACGTAGAAGAACCTGTAGAACAGGAAGCAAGTAAGGATGAACCTTACAAGCGACCAGACTACAAGAAACGCTACGATGACTTGAAAAAGCATTATGACTCAAAACTAAATGAGTTTAAGTCTAGAGAACAACAGCTACTTGAGGAGGCTATTAAAAATAGACCGACTTATAAAGCTCCTAAATCTCCAGAAGACTTAGAAAAGTTTAGACAAGAGTACCCTGATGTTTACGAAGTAGTAGAGACTGTAGCCCACATGCAAAGCGAAGAGAAATCTAAAATTTTGGAACAAAGGCTAGAATCTTTACAAGAGCGTGAGACCGAGTTAGTTCGTCAAAATGCTGAAAAGCGACTGATGGAAAAGCATCCTGACTTTGAGGATATCAAGAACAGCGATGACTTTCACGGGTGGGCAAAAGAACAGCCGAGTTCAATCCAAGACTGGATTTACAACAACGCTGACGATGCTGACCTAGCTTCGAGAGCTTTAGATTTATTTAAAAAAGATTTTGGTGTGGATTCTGTAACGAAGAAGTCAAATTCTAAACAGTCTAAGCAATCCGCTGCTGACATGGTTTCAACTAAAACGACTGCTGTTGAACCGAAGCAAGATAAAATTTGGACTGAAAGGGAAATTGCAAGGATGTCTATGGCTGAGTTTGACCGGTATGAAGCCGAGATAAGTCAAGCCATGCAAGAAGGCAGAATTGCAAAATAATTATTAACCATTAAACTAAAAGGAAAATACAATGGCACAATATTTTGAAGAAGGGTCATCACCCGGATTATCAAATTTTGACAGAAGTGTTTCCGGTCAGACTAACGGTTTCTTCCTACCTTCGATTTATTCTAAGAAAGTTCTTAACTTTTTCAGGAAAGCATCGGTTGTAGAAGCAATCACTAACACTGACTATTCTGGAGAAATTTCAGGATACGGAGACTCTGTTAAAATTATTAAAGAACCTGTTATCTCAGTAACTGATTACTTGAGAGGACAAGATACCACAGCAACAGTACTAACAGACCAAGAGGATACTCTTATTGTTGACACTGCGAAAGCTTTTAAATTCATCGTAGATGATATTGAGAGTAAAATGTCGCATGTTAACTTTAAAGAAGTAGCTTCTAGTTCTGCTGCATATGCGTTGAAAGATGCATTTGATTCAGCAGTGTTAACTACTATGTTTGCTGGAGTACCAACATCTGGACCAGATCACACTTTAGGTGCTGACTCAGCTACTCCATTAGCTGCGAACACATACGATGGTGCTGGTGCAATTGACTTGGGTGTTACTTCTGAAACTGACCCACTAGATGTTATGGCTAGAATGGCAAGACTACTTGACGAACAAAACGTACCTGAAGAAGGTCGTTGGTTTGTTGCAGGTCCTGACTTCTACGAGCAACTATCTCAGTCAGGTTCTAAATTGCTATCTGTCGACTATAACGGTGGACAAGGTTCAATTAGAAACGGTCTAGTATCAAGTGGTAAACTAAGAGGCTTTAGCATGTACAAGTCTAACAACATCCCAGCAGTATCTAATGCTACTGGTAAATGTTTGGCTGGTCACATGTCAGCTTGTGCTACTGCACAAACTATTACTTCTACTGAAGTGATTAGAGACCCATCATCATTTGGTGATATCGTTCGTGGATTACACGTACATGGTTCTAAGGTTTTAAGACCTGAAGCTATCGTAGGTGGATTCTACATCATTGACTAATTAGTCAAACTTGGGGGAGTCTTCGGACTCCTCCTCTTTTTTTTAGGATTATACATGGCAACAACATACTTAGATTTAACAAACGAAGTACTTAGAGAACTTAATGAAATACCATTAACTTCTGCAAACTTTGCAAACGCTGTAGGACTTCAACAGTTTGTCAAGGATGCCATCAACAAGTCTATATTTGATATAGCAAATGAAGAACCACAGTTGCCCTTTCTGGCTGTTGCAGAGTCTGGAGATACTGACCCCTTCTATGGAAACGTGACCGTAGCTTCTGTAACTGGTACCAGATGGTACGAGTTAAAAGCTAGTAGCTCTAGTTTAGCAGATGATTACGCTTCGATAGACTGGGACGATTTTTATTTGACAACTATTAATGTAGCAGGTGAAACAACACCTTATGTCTCTAAAGGCTTAAAGTTTTTAAACTTAGCCGATTGGAAAAGATATTACAGAGACAGTGAGAATGCAGACGATGCATCTACACAGGCTTATGGTGAGCCTCAGTTTGTTATTAAATCACCAGACGCTAGGAAATTTGGACTAAGTCCTATTCCTGATAAAGTCTACAACATACACTTTTATGCTTTTGAAAAGCCTACGAAGCTTGTAGCACACGGAGACACAGTAGTCTTCCCAGAACAATACACAAATGTTATAACTGCTAGAACACGTTATTACATTTGGCAGTTTAAAGAAAGTCCACAACAAGCAGCTTTTGCTTTGGAGGATTATAAGAAAGCGATGAGGATGATGAAGTCTAACTTGGTAAACCCAACTCCTCGCTCAATGACAGACGATAGACGATACTTTTAATTTATGCCACGTTCACAACCATATACTGTAGCTTGTGCCGGTGGTCTAGTTAAGTCTGCTAACTCAGTAGACTTACTTAAAACACCCGGAGTAGCTCGAGAACTTAAAAACTTTGAAGTCTCTATTGAAGGTGGGTATAGGCGTATTAATGGTTTTGAAAAGCTTGGTGGTGCTAATGCAACACAGCCAACTGGAAGTGCCGATACTATTTTAGGTGTTACACCTTATGCTGATGGCGTTATAGCCTGTGCAAGTACTAACATTTATTTTAGTCAAGATGGGATTACGTGGATAGAAATTAATAAACTATCTGCAGGTAGTGGTGATAATTACGCAACCTTTACAGGTAAAAGCGTTACAACCAGAACTGGACAAGGACAAATACAATTTGCAATGTTTGAAGGTGCTGGACACGACTACGGTGAAATAATTATAGCCGATGGAGCCAACAAACCTTTTAGTTTTAGAATGGAAGGTACAGGAGCTTTAAGCACTAGAACATTTTTTACAGGAGAGATAGATGTTGAACATACAAAAGGCGTAACACACATTACAAGCCACGACCATCATTTAGTAGCAGCTGGTGTTGAAGACAACGAGAACACCGTTTACTATAGTCGTAATAATGTTCCTAGTGACTTTGGAGGCACTGGGTCAGGTACAGTAACCATTTCAGATAGAGTTGTAGGTATTAGAGGTTTCCGTGAAGATTTGTTTATCTTTTGTGAAAACAGTATACACAAACTTATAAACATTAACGATAATACTACCATAGCAACTATACCGGTTGCAGAAAACGTAGGCTGTTTAAGTGGCTATAGTATTCAAGAGATAGGTGGTGACCTTATCTTCTTAGCACCAGACGGACTGAGAACAGTTGCTGGTACTGCAAGAATTGGAGACGTTGAGTTAGGAACAATATCTAAACAGATACAGCCTTTGCTTACAGACCTTGCAAATGGTATAAACAGCTACACAATCAGTAGCATGGTACACAGAGACAAGTCACAATATAGATTATTTTATACTGATACTACGCTACAAGAAAGTCAACAACGTGGTATCATAGGAACACTAAGACCTAACGGTTTTGAATGGTCAGAGACAAGAGGAATAGAAGTAACAGAAATAGGAACAGGGTTTAATGAG